TTCTCATAGTAGAGATAATTATTATAATCTAATAGATAAAGGTAATGAAGCTATTGAAGGCATATTAGATATTGCTAAAGAGGGTCAACATCCTAGAGCATATGAAGTTGCAGGTCAATTAATTGCCAACGTTGCACAAACCGTTGACAAACTACAAGACTTACAAAAGAAATTAAAAGATTTAAAAGAAGTACCTAATAAAACAAGTGCTAATATTAAAAATGCATTGTTTGTAGGTTCAACAGCAGAATTACAAAAGATGTTAAATAGAAAAAAAGAAGATGAAATTATTGAAGGCGAAAGCGGACAACCAGAAAAAGATAATACTGGAGATAAGTAAAATCCATTTTATCAAATCTATGACACCCTTGCCAGAGTTATTAAATGGCGAAGAGTTGCAAAATCCAATAGAAGTAAAAAAACATACAATATCTTTGCAACCAAGAAAAGGTGTTGGTGGTTTACCTTACGCAGAAAAACAATATTCTGTGTGGCGAGGTTCGCAAAGGGTACAAGCCGCATTAAAACTAGGTTATACTCATATAGAGGGAATAATAATAAATGACTGACGCATATCTAGGTAATCCGAATCTAAAAAAAGTAAACACACCAGTTGAGTTTACTAAAGAACAAATATTAGAATTTGATAAATGTTCTAAAAACCCTATTTACTTTATGAAAAACTATATACAAATAGTTTCTCTTGATGAAGGACTTATACCTTTTAGAATGTATGGTTTTCAAGAACATATTGTAAAAACAATTCACGAAAATAGATTTACCATTTGTAAACTACCTAGACAATCAGGTAAATCAACTACCGTGGTTTCTTATCTTTTACATTATGCGTTATTTAATCCTAACTCTAATATTGCCATACTTGCAAATAAATCATCTACTGCTAGAGATATATTAAGTAGAGTACAATTAGCATATGAAAATTTACCAAAATGGTTACAACAAGGTGTTATAAACTGGAACAAAGGTAATATAGAATTAGAAAATAAATCAACAATTGTGGCGGCTGCAACATCATCAAGTGCAATACGAGGTGGTTCTTATAATATAATATTTCTTGATGAGTTTGCTTTCGTACCTGCTAATATAGCAGAAATGTTTTTTAGCTCTGTTTATCCTACAATATCATCTGGTACTAAAACAAAACTAGTTATTGTATCAACACCTTATGGTATGAATCAGTTTTACAAATTATGGACAGACGCAGAGAATAAAAGAAATGATTATATACCTATTGAAGTGCATTGGTCAGAGGTGCCTGGTCGTGATGAAAAATGGAAAGAAGATACAATTAGAAATACATCACCTGAGCAATTTCAACAAGAGTTTGAATGTGAATTTTTAGGTTCTGTAAATACATTAATTAGTCCTGCTAAAATTAAAAATATAGTATTTAAAACACCAATAAAATCAAATGCAGGTTTAGATGTATATGAAGACCCTAAAAAAGGTGCTACATATGTTTGTATGGTTGACGTAGCAAGAGGTGTTAATAAAGATTATTCTGCTTTTATAATTGCAGACGTTTCACAAATGCCTTACAAAGTGGTGGCCAAGTATAGAAGTAATGATATAAAACCTATTTTATTTCCTCATACAATTGATAGAGTATGTAAGGCATATAATCACGCACACGTATTAGTAGAGGTAAATGATTTAGGTCAACAGATTGCAGAGGCATTACAATTTGAATTAGAGTATGATAATCTATTGATGACAACTCAAAGAGGTCGTGCTGGTCAAATACTAGGTGCTGGATTTAGTGGTAGAGGTTCTGGTTTTGGTGTAAGAATGACTAAACAAATTAAAAAAATAGGTTGTTCTAATATTAAAACATTAATTGAAAGTGATAAAATATTAATAAACGATTTTAACATTATTGAGGAGATGTCAACTTTTATTAAAAAAGGTCAGAGTTGGATGGCCGAAGAAGGTTGTACAGACGACTTAATGATGTGTCTAGTTATATTTGGTTGGTTATCTAATCAACCTTTTTTCAAAGAAATGACAGATACAAATGCTAGACAACAACTATATGAAGAACAACAAAATCTGATAGAGCAAGATATGTCGCCTTTTGGTTTCGTAGATGATGGTATACCTGACTATGAAAAGCCTGAAATAGACGAATATGGCACGGTTTGGCACCCGGTCACACGTAAGGGCAACTAGAAACTCAGCTTATTATAAATATCAGTAGAGTATGAAATTTGACTATGGGCGTATGAACAATACGACTTTTGAATAAAATGAGTAAAAATAATTTGCAAATTAAGAAGGAGAAACCCTAATGGCATTTCAAGTATCACCAGGTGTTCTCGTACAGGAAAAAGACTTAACAAGAATTATACCTGCTGTTTCAACTTCTATCGGAGCTTTTGCTGGAGTATTCACAAAAGGACCTTTAGATGAAGTAGTAAGTATTTCAAGTGAGCAAGAACTTGTATCAACGTTCGGTAAACCAAATAATTCTAACTTTGAGGATTTTTTTAGTGCTTCGAACTTTTTACAATATTCTAACGCTTTAAGAGTTGTACGTGTACAGAATTCATCTGTATCAAACGCAACCGAATCCGGTTCGGCGTTTGTAATAAAAAATACTACTGATTACACAAATAATTATGCTACAGGACAAGCTTCTGTTGGTTTGTGGGCTGCTAGAACAGCTGGCGTACACGGAAATTCTTTACAGATTTCTACGTGTCCATCTGCTACTGCCTATGAAGAAGTTAACAAAACTACCGTTGCTGACGCCGCTATGGCTGTTGGTGACACGGTTGTTACCGTTACCTCATCAACAGGAATAAGTGTTGGAGATATAGTAAATTTTGGTGACCAGTTTGAATATAGAGTGGTAAGTGTGGCTACTAACGATTTAAATATTGTTAGAAAAGAAGAGCCAGCTTATTACGGTACATCTGAATCTTCTGGATTACACGAAGCACCTACAAACGGCGCTCAAGTAAGACGAAGATGGAAATATTACGACCTATTTAACAAGGCGCCAGGCACATCACCATTTGCACAAGCAAAAAGTGGTGTTAATGACGAACTTCATATAGCAGTAATTGACGAAGATGGAGAAATTACAGGAACTAAAGGCGATGTTTTAGAAACATTTGAAGCAGTATCAAAAGCTTCAGACGCTAAAGACGCTCAAGGAAATGTAAACTACTATCCAGATGTAATTTATAAATCATCTAACTACATCTACTGGATGGACCACAATAGTGGTGGTTCTAACTGGGGTAGTGCAGCTTCAGGAACAACTTACACAGACGTAACCGCTGTTTCTAATGTATCACTACAAGCCGGTTCAGACGGAACTACAGCAACAACTGGCCAAAGAAAAACAGCATATGAAAAATTTGCTGACGGCGAAACGGTTGACGTAGGTCTTATCATAGCAGGTGCTGGCGACGCTACACACATTGGTAACTTAATCACGATTGCAGAGAACAGAAAAGACGCTGTTGTATTTGCAAGTCCTGAAAGAAGTGATGTTGTAGGTATCGCTAACGCTAACACTCAAAAGAGCAATGTTGTAGCATTTTTCAATAGCATACAATCATCTTCTTATGTAGTGTTCGATAGTGGTTACAAATACGCATACGACAGATATAATGACGTATATCGTTTTGTACCATTAAATGGAGATGTTGCAGGTCTAGCCGCTAGAACTGACCTTATTGCAGACAGCTGGTTCTCACCCGCTGGTTTCAATAGAGGTATAGTAAGAGGCGCTGTTAAACTTGCGTTTAATCCAACTAAAGCTCAAAGAGACGAATTGTACAGAGCAAGAGTAAATCCTGTGGCAACATTCCCAGGACAAGGTACGGTTCTTTTCGGTGACAAAACTGGATTATCAGCTCCAAGTGCTTTTGATAGAATCAACGTAAGAAGATTGTTCATCACTTTAGAAAAGGCGATAGCAACTGCTTCTAAATTTCAACTCTTTGAATTCAATGATGAGTTTACAAGAGCTAACTTTAGAAACATTGTAGAACCTTTTTTAAGAGAAGTACA